AAATTTATTTTAGGATAAGCAATCACATTGCATTCCTCACAAACTTCTTTTTGGGCAGAATTGTATCGATTATGCTCACAGCATCCATTCCTAATGATAAAATGCCTTACTTCTTTCATACGGTTTTGTCTTTCCTGCATTTTTACCCAATCCATATTTATTCTCCGGTAATCATACAATAAATTTCTTTCCAGTTATTAGCAACTGGGATATCCTTAACATTCGAATTATATGTGTGCTTCATCAATATTGATTTCAAGCCAAACTTTTTACCAACATTAGCGTTTTCAATCTTATCTTCTACCCAGAAGCATTCAGATCCTTCATATAATTTTAAGATGCTATCTTTATCATCACCGCATCCAAGGCATATCACTTTTTCAAAAGCCGTTGGTCCGAACAGATTCTTAAGATTTTCTGTACGAAGTTTAGCAGAATAAGGGTTCGTACTTAAACTTGTGATGCAGTGGAATACGTATCCATGTTCCTCATGGAGTTTTTTAATATACTTGATCGAATCCCTTAGAGGAGGAAGATACCCAATATTCGATGACTCATTAAAATGAGCAATTATCTCTTTCATCCTACCTTTAACTACATTGTACCGCACATTCATACGATAAGTAATAGGATCTACAACATCAAGGTTATATCTTTCTTTAACCCAAATATCAAAGGTATAAAGCCAATCGACCAATACCCCATCACAATCAACTAATATAACCTTGTCTTTCATATACTCTATTATATCGTTATTTTTTATAAATGTAAACATCTAACCTCGATGCATTTGCTAATCCACCAGTTACGTTCCCCCAGCGATCGTATGAGTGATTCTCTACTTTATTGTAAGGCCGACGTCCTCGAACCGATACCTGGAATTTGTCGAAACCACGTTTATTTATTTTCGAGATCGTCTTACGGATCAGATCCAATTCCTGCATTGATGAAACGGACATAGGATCTAAAGTAGTAATGTAGCTATCAGAAGTTCTTTTCATATTACATGCTCCAGTAAGATTCAGAAGAAGGTGAACAATAGTAAGGAGTATCTGAACGCTCCATGAACTTTTCGCCCGTCATCATATTGACTTTTTCCACCAGCTTAACCACATTGGATTCGAAATCTTTTACCGAAGCCACTGCGTAGGATTCACCCTTCGAGGCACGCTTATTGGCAAAAGCGGCTGAGATCCTAGCACCTCCTATGGTAGAGAAGGACTTGAACTCCTTAGTGGAGTTAACTTCATATACGATATACATTTCCTAATAACCCTTATCTGTTTATACGTGAGTAGTATAAGCTATCCTGGGCCCTTTGTAAACCCCCACCCCCCAAATAAAAACTCTAATGAAATCAAGCACTTATAAAAGGCCCTTACCTAAGTATATGATTTCATTACAGTTTTAGATCGTGAAAGAATCGTGATTAATCGTCACAGATATAAAAAAGGGCCTAATTCTAGACCCTTCCCAACCCACACTAGTGGATTTTTATAACCTCCTCTAACTCCTCTATCTTCATCCCCAAATAATCTATTTTTCTTTGGATAAGGTAAGCTCGTTTTGTCTCACCTTTCTTTTCCAATTTTCTCATAAAGTGTTGTAATTCCCTAGAATCCTTCTTAAGTCTATCGACTTGAATTCCTAACATATAGAATAAATCCTCTCTACGCGATTGATAAGGGTGGAAAGAGTAAATAAGAAAGGTTCCTCCTGTGGTTAAATTTTAGACAATAAAAAAGGGTTCAGACTCAAAATTGCTTTGAATCATAGAACCCTTTCCTCCCATGTGAATAGTTGTACTCACATTATTATATATGATAATCTATCCTTTAATAAGGCTGGGAAATGCCTCTTTTACTACATCTAATGTTAAACCTTTAATCTCCAAGTCCTTATCCTTCATACGAATAAGAATAGCTGCATCTTTGGGATGTACTTTTTCTAGCATAGAGATAAAAATATTCTCTCGTTGCCAAGATTTCATTTTTTGTCCTGGTCCACCTTTAATAAACTTGTTCAAATGAGCACATTGAGATTCCAACGATCGAGGAGATTGATTGCTAACTGATGGATTATATGGTGGAGATCCTGTGGGTAAAATGAATTCCACAGACGGATCAAATGTTCCTCTAAGAATATTCCTCAGTGTAAGACAATTGTTCTCTACCAGAACAGAGACCTTTTCTTTTTTGGTCTTTGCTTTTTCTACATCTTCTAATATTTCATGTACATACTTCATACAAATTCTCCTGCACACTCTATCAGCATTTTACAGCGATTCTTGATGAGATAATTCAAAACTTTACTTGGATGAGCCATTGTTTGATTTCTATACTGATCTATAATATCTGCTTGGATCTTGTCAGGGGTATGGGATAGATCGATCAACTTTTGGTTTCTGCAATAGTTACGATATACCTCCTCTGGCATCTTGAACCTATCCTTGTACTCTTCGATTTTCTTCTTCGACATAGGGGATTGACGAATGCCATCTACAAAGGTGTTATCCGGGCTTAATACATTCGGAACTCCGTCCCCCGAATCTCCCTTCATGATATGTTCATGCAAGTATTCGATAGGATTCTCGTGGGTGACAAACTTCTTAGTCATCGGAGAGAATTGTTTGACATTCTTGTACTTATGCAGTTGTATAAAATCCTTATCTGCAGATACAATCATTACTTTTTCATCCTTGCCAAATTCCTGTGTATCGCGTACTAAAGTACCAATGATATCATCAGCTTCAGAATTTTCTACATGGATTACATGGTAAGGAAAGTTTTCCCGTAATTCGTCGCGAACCATATTCAGAATACGGAATGCTTCTGCCCAATCCATTGTGGATTCTTCTCTGGCAGATTTACGTTTGAATTTATACTGTGGAAAAATACCTTTACGCCAAGAGGTATGATCACAGGCAAGAACAATATTGCCGTAATCTTTTCGAAATTTGACATTATACATCCTAATTGAATTTAGGATCATATGTCGGATTAGGTCTTCTTCAATGGATAATTGCTGTGCAATTAGGTTCGAGATAGCAATGCCGGAATAGTCTATAATAATCATAATTCACCTTTTCATAATACATGTATATTATACTACATTTATTTTGGTTTGTAAACCTTTCCTATATCCGTTACGGAGTACATATATTTCTGTACATCCTGTAATCCTTCTTTCTTACAGAGAAGATTGAAAGCTTCTAGGTTTTTCATCGGCCACCAATAGATATTATATCCACTTAGATCCTTATATTCATATCTAAACTTTAGCCAATTGAATCTGCGGATTGCATAAGTACCATCCTGGAAAAATACTAGTTTCATTCGTTATCCCCAATATCTTTTACGATAGTATATAGTTTAGTCATATCATCATAGATCATATCCATATAACTATGGAAGACATGATATTGACCCTTTTCCCTTAATATCATTGCATATACGATGTTAGCGATTACGCCGATATCCTTCATCATATCCACACTCGATAGAGGATCTAAGTCTGCTTTTAAAAGTTCAAATATCAAAGCATCAACTGCATCGGTAGCAATATTTGTTTCAGCACATTCTGATATTTGTATATCAGTAGCCTTTCCTTCTCGAATTCTTCTTTTTGGTTTAAATTCTAGAATTTGTGCTGTCATTTTTAAGACTCTTTAAATGTGCTTTACGAACCTTTACCTGTATCCAAGCATTATAATAATCATCTCGAATTAAAGCATCCCGAATGATCTGTTCTTTTAACTCCAGATAAGCACATTCAGCCTTTGTTTTACATATATGAATTATGGTTCTCTTAAAAGAATCTATGCCGAATTCTTCTATGTCCTTTCTTAACTCCTCACTAGAACCATAGTAATCTTTCCAGTCGGATTCTGCTTTATATCTTTTCTTCTTCTTATTCACCTGACGGGATTTCATCGCCCAGAAGAATTTTTTACCGACGTATTTCCTTCCATTTACTAAATTTTCTATCAGATATACGAACCCATAAATTTGTTTAGGATCTAAATTTTCAGGTTCGTATACTTTATCTTCAAATAACCAACTTTGTTCCATATATAATCCATATTAATATCTTATGAATTATATATGATTCGATTAATCTACCTCTGAATCGTCTTCATAGTATAGAATATCTTCTTCTAATTTTACAGAGCAGAATGGACAATACGCAGGTTCTTGCTCTGCATAATCTTCATCCCACGTGATCATAAATTCACTACCGCAATCTTTGCAAAAATGTTCGATTATCTTTTTAGACATAATTATTCTTTACCCCATACGTCTGACCAATTACCAGTTAATGCACCGCGTGCATAATCCGTAGCTCTATTTTCGAAGAAGTTTGTATGTGTAGGAGCATTAATCATTTCTTCTACCCATAGCAAAGGATTCTTCTTAACTTTAAAAATTCCCTTTAACCCTAAAGAAATAAGACGCCGATCAGCAATATATCGGATATATTTCTTTACATCATCGGAGGATAGATCTTCCATTGGTCCAATAGCAAACGCTAGGTCAATGAATTTATCCTCCAACTCTACCATCTTTTCTGCGATAGTATAAATCTGAGACTTTAAACTATCGTTCCATATCTCTAAATTTTCTTCTATATATTGTCTAAAAAGTTTAATCATAGACTCAGCATGCATTGTTTCATCTACGATAGACCAAGTAACAATCTGACCCATTCCTTTCATCTTACCATGTCGTGGGAAATTCAACAACATAATAAAAGAAGAGAATAACTGCATGCCTTCGGTAAATGCTGAAAAAGCAGCAATATTTGTTGCTACTGATTCTATAGTACCATTTGTATTCGATAGATCCATAAAATATTCATGCTTATCCTTCATAGCCTCGTACTCAAGAAATTCATTATAAGTACTCTCTGGCATACCTAATGTTTCTATCAGATGAGAATAAGCTGCAACGTGCAATGCTTCGCGAGCTGCAAATCCTGCTAACATCATACGAACTTCTGGCTGTTTAAAGTAAGGTAGATAATTGTTTACATACCCACCGGCTACATCGATATCGCCCTGAGTAAAGAAGCGAAAGATATTAGTTAAGAATGCCTTTTCTTCTTTACTTAATTTCTTTTGCCAATCTTTGACATCTTCAGCCATTGGAACTTCTGTATGAAGCCAGTGACTTTGTTCGTGTTTTAACCAAGCCTCATAAGCCCAAGGATAATTAAATGGCTTGAAGTAACTTCTTTCATCAGTTAGTTTTTTCATTACGTGCATCAATCCTTGCTTTTAGCTCTGTATAACCACCAATGTATTCTTGTCCGTTAAAGATTTGGGGAACCGTCCGAATCTTCTTACCAAGCATTTCTTCCATGTCCGAAAAACTAACATTTTCTTGTACAATGTCTATATACTTGTATTCTAAATTATTTCTTTCGCAAAGAGCTTTAGCTTCTCTGCAGTAGCCGCAACTCTGTTGGCCAAAAATAGTTATCATTTATCCCTCACATGCTAAACAAGTTGAATCTTCTACTAAGGTGCTCATATTTACTTCTTTGATAATTTCTCTTTCAATACGACGAGAAACTTTATCGGCTTTACCAATTTTTTCCGAACGGCAATAATATAATGTTTTTAATCCTGTCTTCCATGCTAAGAAGTGAACAAGATGTAGATACTTGATATTCACATCCGGCCGGAAGAAGAGATTCAATGACTGTGCTTGGTCGATAAACTCCTGGCGTTTAGCAGCATGATCGATTAGCCAACGTTGATCTATCTCCATTGATGTTTTAAATACATCTTTTTCTTCCTGGGTTAAGAAAGATAAATGTTGTACAGAACCATCGTTTGAAATAACAGAGGACCAAATTTCATCCTCGCTTTGCTTTGTTTCCCCAGACTGGATTTTTGCTACAATAAGATCTACTAGATACTTATTTTTATTTAAGTGTGCACCACTTAAGGTGTCTTGTCGGTAGGCGTTTGCCCTAAACGGTTCAATACTAGGCGAAGTATTACCCATAATAATAGAGGAAGAGGCATTAGGAGCGATAGCCATAACATGGCTAAACCTTTTTCCTGTACCAACTGCATCAGGCGCTTCTCCTCGCTCTGTACCCAATTCCAGATTTGCTTCATCGAGTTTACTCCGAATATGTTTAAATATCCGCATATTAGCACTGGTAGCTTGCCAACTTTCCCATGCAATCATATTCTTCTGCAAATATGCATGAAAACCTAATGCACCGATACCAATGCTTCTTTCACGCATGGCTGAATATTTAGCTCTAGAAACTTTATCAGGTGCTTTATCAATGAAATGCTGCAATACATTATCAAGCATTTCAGCTACATCTTTCAAGAATAATTGATTCT